TCGGCGGTCTATCAATGACACCTCATACAAATCCATGTCTTTGACTTCTCGAACGGTGATGCCGTTTTCTTCCGATGTGTCCACGTCTCTATCTGTAAAGCCAAAGCTCCACCCCCGCAGCTTTCCACCGCGGGCGGCGTCCGCCACTTCCTTATCTGTGATTGTTGCCCTTGCGTGTAACCCGATAGCATCCTCATGTAGTTCAAGGTTTCCATCTTTGATGCCGCCAAGATCACGATCCCAGTTGTGATCGAGTAACAGTCGGACATCGTCCGCACGCTCCAAGGCTCTCTTAAAAGCTCCGACCTTTACGCGCTCAATAAATGAGCCTATGCGGTCTTTTAAGACCTTGCTATTGCGTTCCAGGGCGTTCACGTAGCCTTCAATTTCAACCGTGTCGCCTTTAACTCTTATATTCATTCTGTGCCCCCTATCTCGATGTGTTCGGTCTCGCTTGTCTCTCCGTCTGCATCTTCTGTGACGCTTATCTCTCCGCCCTTTACATCGCCGGTGTTCGGTGTGTAATATTCGTGGGTGTTGACATCGTAGAGAACAGATGCAAGACCAAAGTCAACCACGTCAAGACCTTCAATGTCGTTTAGGTTTTCATCTCTTCGCAGTTCGTTGATTGTTTTCAATCCGATCTCTTTGGCGATCTTGTATGCTTCATATCTTTCTTTGGGCGTTGCTTTCAGGATCTCTTTGACGTCAAACTCGAAAAACTTCTTGTCCTTTTCGTTCTCCAATAACAAATCCCTGTTCAAAGCGGTTTCAAAAGCCTTTATGATCGGGTAGATTGCCATCTTGAACGTCTCATAGTAGTCGCCCGGTATGATGTGGAAAATCGAATTGATTTCATCCTGTAAAGTCTTCTTGCTTTCGTTAAGCTGCATTTCAACAGACGTGTTTGATGCTTCTTGAAATTCAAGACCGTTATTCAAAACGACAACATTGCTTTGATCGTTGGCGTACATCCTCTGCCATGCGTTCTTCAAAATGTCGATTTCGTCCTGTGCTAACTTCCTTTGCGACTTGATAAAGCCTTTTTTATTTCCGCCACCCTTGACCAGCATCAATTGATACTTCAACATGTTGTATGCGGTCTCTAAAGCTTTGGAGACTTCAACACACAACCCGATGCCGCTCGCTCCGTCCTGTGTGTTTCTCAAAAGTTTGATGAACTCGAACGGCTGAAACTCGCTGTCGTAACAAAAAATAGTGAATGACCTTTCAAGTGGGTTTGGGTTTCGGTAAATCGTGATAAAATCGTCGGGGATATACTTCAAAGCGGTGACATCGTTGCGGTCTCTTTGGATGTAGCAATAACCGCCCTTCCCGAGAAGATAATCAACCACAAGCGCCTTTTTCATTTGAAACGCGTCAAGGGTGTCGTTGGTGTCACAGTTCAGCATCTTCACTCTGGGATCTCTGTCGATTTCTTCAACATGTCCTTTTGATCGCTTGTATAACTTCACCGGCATACTTGCGATTGTTCCGCTTATCATGTCCACCGCTCCACTCACTGCGGGCAGTGTCAAAGCCTGTTCGCGCGTGATACTCTCACCGCTTAATATGGCTTTAAGAAGGACATCGTCAACCGTGTTGGCGTCGATCTCTCCGCTATTCCGTTTTCTGAATAAGTCAAAAAAGCTCATGGTTTAAATCCCCTTTTAATTTTTCATACCACAAGCCAACCCCTAAAAATTCGCATCTTTTTTTAGGCAAAGAAAAAAGGCAGTCATAAAGACCGCCCTTTTTCCGAAAGACAAAAACAATGCCACCCTTTAGAGGATAAGATCACCCTACCACAATACTATCCGCCGAAATTCGCATCTTTTTTTAGGCAGCAAAAAAGAGACGCTATGGAGTGGCGTCCCTTTCTTGTTTGGTTTTTCAACCCTCTGACAGTATTATATTATCATCGGTTTTCTGTTCGCTCAATGTGTTTATAAAACCTGCACACAAAAATCCATCTGATTCAAAAAATAATCCTGTTCGAGAAGATAGCAAGCGTTAATCAGCGAAACAACCATGTCAACCTTTCCTTTGCTCCGTTTTTTATTCACATAAAGATTTCGATTTGTGTCTTGCGTACATCTTGCATTTTGAAAATTGATTTCCATGAGCCTGTTTGATGTGTATTGAAATTCCCCCGCAAGTATCTTCTCTTTTAGTCTCTTGGTCGCCGGGTGTAACACGCTCGAATGCTGTTGGACTTCAACGGTGTTATATCCTGCCCGCTCCAACTTTTGCGCGGTCGATAATGCGTTGTATCTGTCATATCCTACCGCTTGCACCTGAACGCCGTACTTGCTCTCGATCTCCATAATATAATCTTCAACCACGGCATAATCTATCACTTTGTCACCGCATGCGATAGCCTTGCCACTTCTGACAAACTCCCGATAGTCGATTTTTTCAAAAGCGTTCTTTTCGTCAATTCTTCCCTCGGGGATGAATGCCACAACGTCCGCGAGAATATTATCATCATCGTCCACGCTCACCATTGCGACGGATGTGTTGTCGTTGCTCTCTGAAAGATCTAAACCCAAATAAACGACACGCCCCGACCAATCAATGGATTCAACCTTGCAATTCTGCACGTCTTTCACGTCGATGAATGTCTCCGTCCCTGCTCCCTGATAAACAATGTTGCAATGTTTTGTGACGAAATTCTCCCTTGCGCTCTCCATTGCGATCGCTTTCGCTCTTTTCTTCAACAGGTCGTCCCAGATCTCGGGGACTTCCAACGCCGCGGGGTTTGCCTGTTTCATGACATTGTCGTCAGTCTCCCACGCTTTGGGATTGTCGGGCTCATAGAGTAAAGCAAAGACGGTCTCGTCTTCGACTACTCCGTCGAGAACCTTTTTCGAGTAATCGACATACGCTTCGAGCGGATTGTCTATCGTGGGATACTTCGTGCTGATAATGAATCCGAGTTTATTTAATATGTTCAGCTGCCCCGACTGCATCGCCTCGATTGCGTAAGAGTTCGGCAACGCTCCAACTTCATCAGCGCAAAACACATTCGGCAATTTTCCGTCCATGTTTGAATTTGAATAATTCAAGGGCGTGTATTTTGTCTCTTTGTCAATATACTCGATATAGTCTCTTAACAATTTGAACCTTTGCCGCCCGTTGTGCTCATATATGACGGGACTGCTCTTGATCGTCTTGACAATGGCGTCCTTGATCTCTCTTGACAGTTTCCCATCCGGCGCCACAGAATAAAACTCCGAAAACTTCGGCTCTGTCAGAAACAGGATAATAAATATCGTTGCGATGATGTATGTTTTGAAGTTCTTGCGGCAAATTTCCAAAATTCCCAATTCATACCGGCGTTTTTGTGGCTGATCTCTGCGAACCACGCACAAAACCGCAACCACCATCAACCACTCATGCCCGCAAAAACAATCAAAAAGATTCTGCCCCGCTTTTAATCCTCTCGGCATTATCAATATTTTGAGAATGTTCTCGATCACGGCATAGAGTTTCAGATTTACCATGTATTTTTTATCCTTGCCCTCTTCAATCCGCATATATTCCCGCATTTGTTTTTTTACATAGCGCGGTGTTGATTTTTTGTTTATAGATTGCTCGCAGTATTCATACGCTCTGGTCATTCGTTCACCCCGTTCAAGATGTCCATGAGTTCATCGTCCCCCGCGTCCCCGCTCTTCTTGAATTGCCTGGTTATTTTCTCCAACAAAGAGGCGGTCTTGTCTAAACTGTCACATATAGCGATATAATTTCTATACGCAGGGCTTGCAACTCCGTTTGTAGTTCCGTTATATGTCTTCTCGATAGTATATCCCGATTCCGTCAACTCTTTCATGATGTCCTGAAGCCGTTTAGTCTTGTCGATATACCTCTCGAACGATGTAACAAACAAGAAATTGTTCAAAACACCGTCTTTTTTTGCCTGTGCGAGTATTTTTTCGGCTTGCTCTTCATAATAGTTCTTGCTTTTCTTTGCCATTTTCAACCCTCTCTCGATTCTGCTTTGTTTTTGGTCGTTTTTATTTGTTTTTGCTCAATTTTTGCACGAGATCGCTCATTTTTTTCAAAAAAAGCAGCGTTTTCATCCGCGGTGTAAATGAAGG